GGCGGCGGTTGAGTTAGCAAACGAACTAGGTATAGCCCTGTCCGAAGTCGAAGGCACTAGCAGGGATGGGAGGATAACGAAACCTGATGTGCAAAGACACCACGATAAAACCAGTGCGCTCAATATTAGTCAACAAGATATCAGTGACAATTAGCCGGTCAACTACGGCACCTGGCAAATTGGAATTGATAGCTAGTGTAGAACCGTTCGATGAGGAAAGGGAAGCGGTTCTAAGAAAAATGTTTGATGAGCACGTGCTTTCTAGTTTGGTCGAGCGGCGCGCGCCGATTGATGCGGCGTTTGAGGCCGCAAAAGAAATGATGATTGAATTTCTACTAAAGAATACTTGACAAAAAGAAAAAACTATGTTAAGATGTAATCCAAAGCCTGAGTAGCCCGCACTTGACGTGGAACCGGCAAGTGCGGGCTACTAGCATTTTATGGGTAAAATACAAGAACTTGTCACGCAAGAAGAATTGAATTTACTCCGCCGATTGCGCCAATTGCAAAATTTGCGCGATTATGGGCTTCTTTTAATCGAGTGGGATAAAAGAAGTAGTACGTTGACGTGGCGCATAGCGGGCGAGAGGGAACCTAAGCAAGAATAGTTGTCTAACCGTTAGACAACCCGTAGAAACGTAGGAGACAACGGGTGCGGCAAAAGCCGTGCCCGTTTTTTTATTTATGCCGTGGACAGTTGACGACCCGCCAAGCGTAGCTAAGAACTGGACATCCGCTCAAAAGAAAAAGTGCGTAGCGGCGGCTAATGCCGTTCTGGAAGACGGCGGCACTGAAGAAGATGCTATTTTTGCCTGTATTCACGCTGCGGGGAAAAGCAAAAGAAAGGGGAGTAAACAATCTATGGCGGCTAAAACAAAAGAGAAGAAAGCGCAAGAAGCCAGGGCAAAGCGTTATGGTATTTCCATTAGAGAAGAAGACGGCAATGTTACCAGGCCGGGTGAATGGGAGAGCCTAAGTGACAGCCAGTTCGGAGACCCCGTAAACTATCTATACCCCGTTCCAGACAAAAAGCACGCTATTTCCGCCAAATCATATTTTGCTCAGCACTCCGACAAATACGACGACAGAAGCCGCGCCAAAGTTAGAGCCAGGATTAACAGGCTTGCGCGTAAGTACAAAGTCAAGCCAATCGCCAACAGCGATGAAGTTGTTGATGACATAGAACTGGCTGAGGATGTCGGGGCGCATAGATTTTTCGCTATGTTTGACACGTCGCGCCTGTCAGACGAAGCGGTTGACGATGATCACGAAGGGTTGATCAGAATACCAGCGGCACGCAATACTACATTGGAACATCCGTGGTGGGGAACCATCTATCTCGATGACGATTTATTTGAGAGCTTCATAGACAACTGGGCAACCAGCGTTGTCGGTTACGATCTAGCAATAGACCCCGATCACGACCCACACCAAGGCGCGTTAGCTTGGATAGAAGACATAACATATGACGGTGAAACGTTTGATCTTTGGGTAAAGCCAACGTATTTGGGTATCGGTGTCCTGGGTGATGTGTGGCGCTATGCAAGCATCGAGTTTGTTGAGAACTATCGAGACCCAGAGACACAGGTTGACTATGGCCCAACGTTGCTAGGGTGCGGAGCAACAAACAGGCCATTTGTTCATAGACAGAACGCTATAGCCGTTCTTAGTAAGAGTGGTCCAGGTTGTGATGGTCTGGAATGCTCATTGCTAAAATCCTTTTCAGATGGAGTGGAAAAAATGGAAGTGTTGTTTGATGATACCGAAGGCGTCATTGACGGTGCTGAAACTGATGATCAGGAAAGCGCGGTTAATGAAGTAGTAGAGCAGGTAGAATCGCTAAGTCAGCCAGAGCCAGTCACTAGCCAAAAGACGGAAGAAACGGAAGAAGAGCAACCCCACGTTACTGAGCAACCAATTACTGCCAGCGCACCCGTTACCATTGGTGGTATGACGTTTACCCAGGCGGATATTGAGGGTCTGCTTTCCCAAAACGCTACGCTTTTGGCGCGTGATCGTGAGCGCACGATTGCTGAGGCGTGTGACACTGCGTTAAGCCGGGGTGTTGCTCCGGTGGTGGTGGAAACCGCGCGGCAAATTTTGGGTGCTACTGAGCCACTGGCGCAGGCGACTATCACGCTTAGTGTTCCTGGGGATGGTGGTGTTAACGTAAAGAAGAGCGTCAACTTGTTTAGTGCCGTTGTGGAACTGCTTAAGCTAGTTCCTGGGCGCATAACCGATATGCCGCTTTCTTACGCATATGACAACCAGGACGAAGCGCCGCATAGCTCAGCCAAAACCGGCAATCCTTATATGAGTAGGGTTGAAGAAACCACGGAAGAGGCTGAAGAGGGTATTAAGTATGATCGTAACTTACCTACCGGCGATGCTGTTCAGATGTAGGCAGAGGATAAAAATCTAGGAGGTAATTCAAATGCCGTACCAATCGCCAGCAACAACGTATGAAACTCATTATGACATCCTAGCCTCTAGTCAATACATCGCCAGCACCTACACGGTTGACCAGAACTATGTTACTCCTGTAACTATGGCCGATGGTCGTACCCGGAAGATTTTGTATGAGGGGCAGGTTGTTGGATACAACCCGGCCACTGGCAAGGTTGTTCCTAACTACACTTCTTACGGGTTTACCGCTGTGGGTGTCTTGCTTCAACAGGTCGATGTTCAAGAGGCTGATGAGGTTGGCGCAGTTCTGCACCGTGGTGACGTGGTTGAAAACTACTGCACCGATAACGGTACTTACGGGACTGTGCTTGCCGCCACGAAAACGGCGCTAGGGGACCGGGTTTGGTTCGTTGACCCCGCCACACGCCTGTAGTAGTACGATAACTTAGGTGGAGGATAAATTACAATGCCAGTAGCAAATATACCAAACTTCTTGACTAACCCGCGCATTACGGGTTATGTCCGCTCTGCCGATGTCCCGGCAAACTATCTTTTGCAACGCTGGTTTCCGCTAGAGGGCGTAGAGGCCGACGAATTTGAGAGCCTGGTTGTTCTTGATGAAGTCGATCTAGCCCCGTTTGTAAATATCGACGCGGAAACACCTGTGATGCAAGGTGAACTGACCGGGATTGAGAAATGGGCCGTTGCTTATATCCGGTACAAGGCGCGATTTAAGGAATCTGACTTGCGCATCTTTTGGGAACCGGGTGTAAATGACCCTAACTCGCTCACGGCACAGAGCGCGCGCGCTGAAGAGGCGAAAATCACACGAACCGTTGACCGTCTATCTATGTCGATTGACGCGCGGTTAGAGTGGTTGCTTGCCAACGCGCTTAACGGCTCAATCGCTTACGACGATAGTATGGCGAAATACACCGTGACTTATGCCGGTAACTGGATTGGTACTAACCGCAAGGTTGCTAGTCCTAAGTGGGATGGTGCATCACCGACTATCATTACCGATTTGTCAAATTGGGTAGAAGATGTCGGCACGTTGACCGGGCACGAGAGTTGGGCTATGCTCACTAGCCGCTCAGTTCTTGGCAAAATGGCCCGCGCTGCCGATGTGCGCGAACTGTGGTCGGTTGCCGCGCGCAACCCTGCGTTTGCCGCGCCCGATAGCCTTAACCCCGTTCAGTCAAGAATGATCGCTGAGGCTATAGGCATCGTCGGTATTGACGAAGTGATTACCTACAATGCTCAGTACACGACCAGGACACCCGCCGCAGGAACGGGCACGAGAACCAAAGTTAATATGATGAATGCCAACTACATTTGGTTGCTGCCCATCGGTGTTCAGCTTGGACGTATGGCTACAGCGCCCGCCAAGCCAAACAACTATAACACCGGGAAATTTGCGTGGTCTAAAGAGCGTGAAGACCCTTGGGTTGTGGAAGTTGGCGCGGGCATCTACGCTTGGCCCGACTTTCCTAGCACTTCCCGCAATTGGGTGCTTTGTGCTCACGTGATCAGCTAAAGTTTCGCCGGGGGTTATATGGCTAACGGTGATATCACGCACGCGGATGTTGAGGGCTTCATAAATCTAGGCCGGGATTTTCCATCTACATCGACCAACCCCGGCGTTATGATAGAAAGTGAGGCTGATAGCATCTGTACCGAAATTAGCGCAGAGGTAAACTTAGCCCTGAATCGCTTGGGGTTTAGTTTGCCTCTGGCTAATACGAATAACATAAGTTGGGCGCGTAACACAAAGCTGTTTGGTGCGTCCGCTATTATTCTTGATGGTTTGCTAGGTCAAGACACCGAAGAGGGTAATACGCGCGCTTCACGCTATTGGGAAAGATATATGGCCCGCCTGTCTCAGTTGATTGAAAGTGGCGGTGACATATTAGACGGTAGTGACAAACAGACAGACCCGCGCCCATCGACTATGCCGCGCGGTGTTGGTGATGCGTCTGGCGAAACTGAAAAGAGGTACTTGCGGTTTCCGCAACGCGCCGCCGCCGATCAATACACAGACGAAGCCAATGTTAGGTCAGTTGGCGCGGCTTGGCGGAGGGCAATTGGGGGGTTTTAATGCACACGCCTGAGGGTATAGCAAAACAGATACAAAGCCTGTTTGCTGACAACTACCAGACATACCTAACAGCGGTTGAGGCCAACTGGTCTTCAAGTGACCCGATCACCCTATATGACTTTGAGGAAAGGCGGATAACGGTACAACCTGAAAACATTGTTTTCTTCACTGCCTTTCCATCGTTGGGCATTGGTGTTGGCAACTTAACAGAACTACCGGGTGACACTATGGCAGTACAGCGCGCCGGTAGATACTACGCTATGGATGTTCGCTTAGTCTACTATCTCAGGGGTATTGACGATAGGGAATTAGCCAAAATCGTACTACGTCACGCTGAGGCGACTTTCCTCTTTTTAGCGGATTACCCAAGGCTAAATCTAGGCCCATTCTTTGCCGTGGAAAACATAAGGTTTGAGCCTAGCGCGAATGTCTACGACAGTGGCGGCAACTCTCTAGTTAAGGGTTTGAGAGTTCGGTTTGATCTGGTATATATGCAAGGTTCGCCGTGATAAGCTTTAGCATAACCGAAACCGGGATAAACCAAGCAGTACGTGCCCTCAGAGACAAAGAAACGGGCACAATGGTGCGTGTTGGTCGCGAACTTCACGAGTGGGGCATAGAATTTACATTCATTGCCCAGGTCTTAAGCCCCAAGGATAAGTTGCGGGGCAAAGACTGGCGGCGGAGACCAAAAGGCGAAAGCTTTTCCCAATCGTGGGTTTTCGAAGTCAACGTGCCAACGCCAGAATTGGCTACTTTGGACATATCCAACGTTGACCCGCGCGCAGAGTGGATTGTAGAAGGTACAGACCCAAGGCCAATACCAAGGGGCTTAGGAAACACAAGCACAGAAATGTATTTCTATTGGGAAGATGGGCCACAGGGAGAGGGTTTTTATACGGCTTGGGTGATCATAGGTGGTGTGGCCGGTTTTGGTACACCCCCACACCCCGTAGCAGACCAAACGCTAGAAAACTTTAATCTAGATGCACACGTTGCACGATTAGCAAATATGATTTAGTGAGGGTGAACAAATGGCAACTTCAGATTTTTGGAACAACGGTGTCAACGAAGCAAAGGTACTAGGTGGACCGGCCCGCGTTATCGTTGCTCTAAAATCCGCCACGACTTACCCGGAACTGATTTCGGATGTGTTGAACCTAACCACCTATCAGCCGCAAGCTAACTGGACAGATGTTGGTCACACTTCCGAACCGTTTAATATCAGTGACGGATTTGAAACAACCGAGTGGATTTCGCAACAGGCGGGGCGCATCAACATCCAGGTTGGCAACTGGAATAGAACCATCACGTTTACAATGATGCAAACGCTTACTGACAAGGTTATGGACCTGGCACACGAAGCGGACGGACGTACCACCAACGCTGATGGTGACACCGTAGAATACTTCTGGGATAAACCCGAAGTCACCGAGTGGCGCGTTGCTGCGTTGCACTTGGTTGAGGGCGCTTCAGCCGCCGCAAACTTGGTAATGGATGTATTTCCTAACTGCAAACGCTCTGGCGCTGATAGTGAAACGGCCTGGGACCGTGGCAACCCGCAGACAGCTTCAGTCGAGATGACTCCACTACCCGACGAAGACGCGCCATACAATGCGAACTGGTATCGTATCAGAGAGCTATAAGCGGTTTATGTCTGTCTAACTGTTAGACAAATCGGGGGGAATAAAAATGACAAAGGCCAAAACTATCAAGTCGGTATGGGAACCGCAACTATATGAAACTGTCATAGGTACTGCTACCTACACCCTAAGGCCTCAGCCGTTGGGACGCGTTATGGAGTTTGATGCGTTGCTCAAAGACATCGGCGGTATGTTTGAGGCAATCGGGCCAACTTATGAGGTTGTGCGCGACGGTGAAACAGTAGAGACTTTTGACACTGAAGAAGACGCTAAGGCCTACATAGAAGAACAAGACGACAAGGATAGTCTAGGGGTCAACGTTATATCTACGACTGTCCAGGATTTTCTAGCAAAGGTGGTAGAGACCCCATACCACTTATTGCTACCCTTAATACCAGACTTGAAAAAAGAGGACATCGAAGCCGCGCCAGTCGCGCAGATAGAATTTCTTATTCGTCTTCTCGTAGAGGTTAACGGCGTCAAGTGGTTTGAGGCGCTGTTAAAAAACTTGCTGGAACCGCTTCTGCCGACGATAGTAGAAGCGGTAATTGGAGCGATAAGCTCACAGGATACAGCAAGCTCTACATAGATAGGCAAACCGAATGGGGTAATGAAGTTGACCACTTAGTTGCCCTACTCGCTGGCGGGCCATTCTACATAAGACCTGATGACGCTATTCAACTCACGTTGCCACAGGCGCTATTCCTATGGATTAAGAAAATGGAATTTGACGCGGGCGTTTTGCGTGATCAAATTCTGGCAACCGCCGTATCAATAGGCGGGTCACTTTCCAAGGATGGTAGCAGGCACTTGCAACGCATCATCAAAAGCCTTGAAGGTCCGCAAATGACAGAAGATGACTTCTATAACGCGCTAGATGAAACCCAGAGGCTTGTGATGTTCGGGGGTAAACACGTTGCAGGCGCAGACGATTTTAGTTAACATCAAGGTCATATTCAAAAGTAAAGAGCTAAAGAGCGCACAAGCGGCGCTGAAAGCACTCCAAAATCAGCTTCAACTTACCCAAGCTGCACAAATGAATATGTTTCAGGGTGTTGCGCAAGCCGCGCAAAATGCCGCTGCTGCTTTGGAGATGCAATCAGCCGCCGCTAGGCGTGCTGCTCAGTCCGCCGTTTCAGCCCAACAGCAAACAACGCGCGCGCTAGGTGGTATGGGCGCGGGTACTGCACCCCAAATCACTATGGGCGGCGGCTCTCTGGTTGCTGATGCTATGCGCGCGTTACAGGGGCAATCACGAGAGCTATCACGCGGAACAACGGGCATATTTTCAAATCTCCGCCAATCGCTTTCTGGAATAAACTTCGAAGGCGCGTTTCAAGGGTTTTCCAGGGGCGTTAACGTTGCTTCGTCCTCAATCCGCCGATTCGGAACCGTCACCAAAAACACAATAAAGACGCTAACGTTGTGGAATAGCATCTTCGGGCGCATCACGACCGCTATGTTGATTTGGTCTGGCTGGCGCAAAGTAGCCGAAGGATTCAGGGCTATAGCAGATAGCATAGTTGGCGCTAATATGCGTATGCAGAGCGCGGAACAAATGTTCACTGCGCTATCTGGCGGCTCTGAAGAGATGGGCGGGCGTTACCTACAAATAATCAAGCAATTATCAATTGAAACTGGTACTAGCGTTGATAAGCTAGTGGAAAATGCTAAGCGTCTTCCTACCCAGGTCGGCCAAAACTTTGAGGCATTCACCGAATTAACGAGAAAGGCGATAGTTTTGGGCTTCTTAGACCCGGTACAAGGGGTAGAGGGCGCTATGTTTGCGTTGTCTAACTTTATGGAAGGCACCGCCGCTGGCGCGCGCTCACTTGTTCAAAGATTTGAGTTGTTTAACGCCGGGATGGTCAAGCGCGCATTTGAGCAAGCGGCCAACCCTGTAGAAGCACTAGACATATTATTCAAAGAGGCAAATATTGATGTTGACCTGATGATTGAGAAACTATCAAACACACTGCCGGTCGCGCTTCAGGGCCTAGACAGTATGTTTAGAGAGTTTTTCAGGATTTTGGGTGAGCCTACTATGGACAAAATCACTGAGCAAATTGTCAAGCTTAGAGATTTTGTCAAAGAGAACCAACCCCAACTACAGGGTTTCGCGCAAGCGTTTGGTGAGGGCTTAAGCAATGGCTTTGATCGGGCCTGGGATTTTATAGCCGATATCACCGGGCTAGATCAATTTGACCCTGAAAGTTGGTTTGATGCTGGCCTTGAATTGATGATCAACTTTAGTGAGGGCTTGCTAACTGCCGTCACTGATTTTGTTATCCCGGCAATCACAAGCATAGCTCAGCTAATCGGTAGCTTCTTTATCGGTGCGTCTCCGCCGCCGATGGGACCGCTAAGCGAGATCAGAGAGGGCGGCGAAAATACGATCAAGGCATATATTGAGGGCCTGGTTGCCGGTCTGTCTAGTGATCAAATCAAGGCAATGGCTAAAAACATACTAGACAACGTGATAAACCTTGAAGCACAGGAACTTGCACAAGAAAAGGCAATCAAGCAATTAGAGAAATGGGTAGACGAAGCCAGTGAAGCCGTAGACGCCAAGCGGCGCGAGATCAAGTTATTTGACCTGGCAACCGAAGACATACCAGAACGGTTTACTAGGGCTAGACGTAGGCAGTTAGAGTATGAGTTGTTAGCCGCGCAGGACGAAGAAAAGCGGAGAAAGAAAGCACTTGAACTTGCAAAGGAACAACTTAAAGCTACTAAGGAATATTTGCGTACACAAGAGCGCGTTTTACGCGCACTGGAAGCGCAAGCTAAAGTCAGGGAAAAAGAAGAAAAGGAAGATGAGGCGAAAAGTGAATTAGATAAATCTTTTCAGGACGTTGAGGGTATAGATACAACCAAGCTTGAAGCGGAAATAGAAAAGTGGAAGAAAATTTTTTCCGACAAGCTACAGCCGCTATTTGATGTATGGAAAGAGGGTTTCGGTGACATAGCAGACTTTGCGCGCGGATTTATCGGGGTTGACCCGGACAAGATACGCGGCATAACCGATATGTTCTTACAGGGTCAGGCGATGCGTACCGGGATTGACAACATCATAGACGGTATAACGCGCCTGGGTCAGCAAATACAGAACTTCCTTAAGATACTGCAAGAAGTTGACCAAAATACACCCCCCTGGCTAAAAGAGATTATGAAAGCGGTAATAGGCGTGATCGTATTTCCCAAGCTATCACTTGCCGCAGGTCTCGTGCTGACACTGGAAGACCCCGGAAACGTTAAGGGCCTGTTGCTGTTAATTGGCGGCTTATTCGGTATAGGCGGCGGGCCATTATTGTTGGGCGCTGGTAAGGGCGTTGTCACGGTAGCTACAAAGGTTCTTCCGCTGGTTTTCAGCATTGCTTTCTCTGGCTCAGTTGGTTTGTTCGGCGCTCTTATGAATGTACTTGGCGCGTTCGGTATCGGTGCGGGCGGGGTTGCCGCTGGCGGGGTAAGCGCATTAGTGCTACCGCTCACGCTTTTGTTGGGCCTGATTCTCTGGAAAGGAAAAGACATCCTTAAGAGCTACATCGACTTAGAGGGCACGTTTGCTATTCTGGCGCTTAAGGGTCTCGACAAAGTACAGGAAAGCATAGATAAGGCTTTTGGCCCGCTGTTTAAGTTGCTTGGTATGGAAGGCGGAACAACGGACATAGTAGACTTTGGCGCGCTGGCGGGCAATGTTGCGGACGCACTTAAGGGTGCGGATGAAACAATAGCGGGTTGGCAACAGCCGTGGGAAAAGCTGTGGTACGAAGTTCTACCCGGCGCTGTTAAAGCCGTTGCGCCAGATATAGACAAGGCATCAAAAGAAACCTTATATGACCCGCCTTATGCGTGGGCCACACAGCTTGACGAAGACCTTGTTTCAAGAAGCATCATACCTGATATGATGCGCAGTATAGTTGATCTATACCGAAACCTGCCTAACCAATTGCGTCCACACCTGGAAACGCTTTACTCCGTTGTCATACGCACTATGGAAATGATTTCGTTCGAATGGCAAATGGAGTGGGCTAAGATGGTTATGAACACCGAATTTGCTATGGAACGCATAGCGACAGGATTTATAGAACTTAGCGCGATGCTGCAAGAGCTAACCTATATGAACCAACAACTAGAGTACCAGGCGGCGCAACAGGCAATAGCCGGTACGCAGGCAACGGGTAGCGGGTTGGCGGCGGCTACTGCAAGCGCAATGAATGTTGAATTGAGGCTTGATGCTGATGAAACTCGCAGGCTGTGGGAAGAGGGGACTTATGATGCGATAACCAACACATTCTCACACAACAACCGTGGGTTAAGATAATGGCAAGAACTGATTTAGGGTTTGAAATAGGCGTTAGAATCGGTGCCACACAGGGCGGTATGGAAACGTGCAAAGTAGAGCCTAACGTAGAGTATCAGTTAGGCACGAAAGAAGACGTTGTGTGTGGTGAAAGCGTGCCCGTTGGATATCCGCGCGTTGTGTGGACTTACCCAGGCATAGAACTTACTTCAGCGCAATATTACCAATTGTGGAACGTGACACAGGGCGCGGCATCTGGCACCGCATACATAACGGTGCCGACAAGAACGGTAGAACTGGTAGCAGGTACATACCAACCGCAGTATGCAACCTATCAAGCTGTAATGAAGTGGCCTGAAGAGGGTGTGCTATTAGGTAAGTATAACAGATGGTTAGTAAGCGAGATTGAATTCACCAACTTGATTGCGGTCTAGGGGGGGGTAGGTATGCCAGCGGTTAGCAATGCGGACAAGACAACGCTAAACACGTTCCCGCAAGGCACAAAGCTTGCTATGGCTGTTTTTCAGCCGCGCACTATGGTTTCTGCCGAGATCAGCGGAACACCGGCTGTGGGTGCCGCAACCGTTGTGCTTACCAATATTGTAACGACCGCAACCCCCGCCAAGCATATGAGTGTGTGGGCTGGAAGTGCGGCGGGCCTGTCAGACGGCGGCAAGGTGCGTATGAAGTCGTTGTCTGGTAGCACGCTCACAACAGCGCCCAACTTCATAGATTGGCAAACTTACTCCTATGTTACGATCAAAGAGGTTATAGACCCCGTTTCGATTTTGCCCGATCTAGGCAACGATTACGAAGACGGCAACGTTAGCTATTCCAACGAAAACACCAATTATCACCCGTTAGGTCGAATTGGTCCTATTGGGATGGTTGGCTACACTGATCAAGCCGTAAAGTTTCATTCAAACAGTACGGCTATGGCAACCGGCGCAACCATCGCTAGTCACGCCTGGACTTTTCCTAGTGGTTCGCCGGGTAGCTCTTCCAGTGCTGGCACTGAGGCAAACCCAATAGAGGTAACTTGGTCAACGGCAACCGGGCATCAACCGCACTATGTGAAATACGTTGTTACGGACGATAACGGAAAAACGCATACGCGACGTATGCCGGTATGGATTTTTGACAGCATCACAGACGCATATTGTGATTGGACACTAGATAGCCTCTCAGGGTCTTTTAGTAGCGGCGGCTGGACTGGCACGTTTACTGTCTGGCAAGACGCTGATATCTCAAACTTCCCCGAAGACGCAATGGTTGTTATTTTCGCGCAGGACCATTACGCCGGTCACGAGACAAGCATAGGCGGCAACTGGCGGTACGCAGAGCACATAGTTTTTGGCGGATGGATTTCGCGCGACACGGTACACAGAGACAATGAAAAAGGTTCGGTAACGTTTGATGTATTAGGCCCGGTCGAGAAGATGAAAGAGCTACTATGTTGGCCCGCCAATCTTGAAGACGACAGTAGCCCCGATGGTTGGCACGAATTAAGCAGGATGACGGCGGACAGGGCGGCTTTCCATATCATCACAGAGCACACCACAATGGACCAAATTTGTGATGTAAACTTGACTGGTAGCACAAAGCGTATGCTCTACATAGACATACCCGAAGACGACCCGTTTACCCAAATAAATGACTACTGCCTGAAGCCAATTGGCGGCAACTTGTTATCAGACAGACAGGGGCACATATACTTTGATCTAAACCCTAACCTTATGGTTGTGTCACAAAGGTCTTCAATTGCTACGGTGCATTCGTTAACCATAGATAGCCCAATTCGCGCAGACCCAGGACTATCACTAGCGGTCGAAGAGCACGAAAAGTTGACGGCACAGGTCGATTTTGTGGCATTTGGCTATAACGGAGAAGACCCGCGCGCGTATTATTCACTAGCCCCAGGCGACCAGTACATAACGGGGGAAGTCAAGAAAATAGACGGCATACGCGCCGATAGCCAGAGCGAAAGTAACGCGTTGGCTGGCCTATATTTGGCAAATGAGAATAACATATGGAAAGAGGTTGCAATACCCGTTTTTAACTGGCGAATTTTCGACATAGCCCCGCAGGAATACACAGAAATGACGCTAGTTGCCGCCGATACGCGGCGCGGTATTGTATGGTCAGCACAAAAGCTAATTTGCCGGTCTGTGAGCATAGAATACGACCACGAAAAAAGCGTGCTTAAGGTTAGCCCGACATTTGAAAAAGACTCTTTCGGTCCTGCCGGTATAACGGGCGACTACCCAGACGAACCGCCCAAAGATACGGGAACCGGGATAACTCCAATAGTGCCCATTCAGCCGCCTACGATCAACCCACAAGACCTATTGATAGGCGATTTGGTAAACGGTGTTTGGTGGTTGCCCATTGGCGCAACGCTGTGGGTAGAGCGCAACACCGGCCTGGAAACAACGGCTGTAACACAGGTTGGTTGGAATCCCTGGTGGTTTACCCCTGAGGAAAAGAACACGACCAACCCCGAAGAGGCGATTATTTGGAATACCCAAGAATCTGTGATCTACGAAGATAAAAATTTGGGTAAGGCCTGGAAACTTAAGATACCCATAGAAGACCCGCCTAACGACTGGTCAGATAGCCCCGCGCCTACAGTATCGGACCTTACATATATTCAACGAACCGATAATATACATAAGCACAGGCACCATTACTTTTTGGGGACTTGGCAAAACGCCTCTGATGAATGGCGGTCGTGGGTACTAGTTACAGAAGATGACGGTGATACGTGGCAATGGGTCAGCTTGCACGATTTAATGGGCGGCGGTTCTTGTGATGCGACGTATTGCTTTGGCGGTTTTAGCTCAGTAGAAAAGGGGTCTACAACAGAAAAGGACATTTCTGTTTCTGGCACGTTTAGCGGTGACGCCGGGGGTGATGCGACGACATTCACCCACGTATATTATTCTGGCGGCGGATATCTAAATTACTTTAACATAATTGTTGACTTTGGGGAAGTGCTTACAGTAAGTGGCACGTCAACTGTGAATGTCCATATAAAGAGTGACCCCGCCGACGCTGTTTGTCAAAATGGATGGTTCATCTCAGTTAATGGTATAGATTGGAGTGCTGACGGTATTAGTTGGACGGCGGCGGGTGGTTCAACCGGATGGGCCGATGAAAGCGGTTCGTATGTTTGGACGGCGGCGGCTACAATTCCATCTGATTTTCAATATGTCAAATTAAAGTGTGGCCCAACCTTTGAGGGCGGAGACTGTGACGGTTGGAATATGTACATCGACAGTGTTCGTGCCTCAAATGTGACCGGTACTGGCGGCGCGCCTGGGGAGATACGCGCTATATGGATGGATACCGACAGTGAAGACGGTAGCACGCTTAATATTACTGCCTGGACAGATGCGGACAAGCTTAAGTTGCTGCGGGTTCTTACCGCAGATTATTCGGCCAGCGGCACCGAAGTTGACTTGGGTAGTTGCACCATAGCAGAACTTAACAATGGCACATACTATGCCGCGCCTTACACGCCGACTTTCACAAAAAATCGGGTTTACATTTTCGGTAGAATGTCAAGCCCCGCAGGGCTAAGCGGCGTGCAACACTTAATACAATCTGCCGATGGTGGAAGCACATTTACCAGTGGTGAAAACGGGTTGGGAACTTCAGTGCTAACCAACTTCCGCGCAGAGGGCTTTGCAGACGGCGCGCGCACCTGGTATGGTGTCGTGTCAGCCGCCGCAAGCGTGCCGAAAATGTATAGGGGTGCCGAAAGCCTGTCGTATGTGTCCGATATATCCGATCTGCCTGTGGGCCTGGTAAATGTTGATGCGTTCGCTATCAGGTTTCCGCCCGATAGCACGATAGCCACAATTGCGGTTGGCTCTAACACGGCACAGTCTGTGATGGTTGTACAGTCTGAAGATGACGGCGCAACGTGGGCGGATGCTACGCTAAACTTGCCGACAACGGGGGAGATCAAAACGTGTGTGTTTGTCTAACGGTTAGACACACATAAACGGTTTATAGATACTCGTGACAGATTTCACGTGGCTTGCCCAGAGCCGTTCTAAGATTTCAAGGTACTGGGTGTCCTGTTTCGCGCGGAAGTAGCTTAGAAATGGGTGCAATGGGCATAGCGGTGCAATTAAAAGGTATTCTAAGGTGCCGACAAACAAGGAAAGTGCAAAAGACCGTGCTTTAAGGGCGGTTAGGGCATTTCAAGAGCAATTCCAAGAGGCGCGCGTTATACACCGGGCGGCTATGGGGCACTCCGATGGTTCTACGATACGCGTTCCAAATCGCCCTGACTTGGTATACGTTCGTATCAAGGCGTTGGGCGGCGCGCAATGGAAAGTTCTTAATGATAAGGTTTCGGATATTTGGAACCTGCCCGTTTTGGTCGAGAAGGTGCCGGTCGGTGACGTGTGGCAAGTCATAGACGTTGACAAGTCCGCGCTGCTAAATGTGGGCACTGGTTGGGATGGTAACGCATACCCAGGAAAACACGCCTGGACGCACCAATGGCCTGACAGGGTGCGCGGGCCTGATGCGGTAGAAATTTACCCGCGCGCCTTAGTTCCGTTGCGCTCTTATTCCAGGTCGTATTCAGGGCTATATGTCAAAGTAGCCCCATACTCATATACATACAACAATCAATTCAAACAATTTACTGGCGGCGAACTGGACCTGTCATCGCACCAACCCGCCTCAGGCAAAGCGCGGTTTGTCCTAACATATCTTGACCCACGAGACAACTTGCTTTACAGCACACCGGGCAATGCAACAACATACTCTTCGACAATAACCCCGCCGTTGCCGGGTATGCCGTCATACGCTATACCAAGCGCGCTTATCAGGCTGTGGGGAGATCAGCAATACGTATCTGAAGGCGACATAATAGATTACCGAATTCTGTTGGGTATGAATGTGCCAGACCAGGCGGGCGCGGTTAAAAACGCTGCGTTCGTGGTAATGGCCGCTGATACAACGCTAACAGATGAGCGCGTATTAGTCGCTGGCTCATACATAGACATCACAGACGGCGGCGCGGGCGGCAACGTTACCGTAGCGGGCAAGAACGTAGCACCCGATAGTGCGCAGTACGTAACGCTAACCTATAGCCCAGACCTGACCGCAGAAAGAATGCTGCTTGCCGGGGCAAATGTTACGATCACAGACCAGGGACCGGGTAAGGGTGTCGTGATAGCGTCGTCTGGCGGCGGGGGTGGTGGTGCACCCACTGATGCTAAGTACCTGGCGCTTGCAACCGACGCAACACTAACAGACGAACGTGTGTTCACAGTGGGCGAAGGTTTGTCAGCCGCAGACGCGGGCGCGGGTAGTACATACACGGTATCGCTATCTATAGCCGATCTGACAGAAAAGACGACAACGGACGAAAGCGACATATATTATCTGGAAGAGGCTGACGCCGATAAGCGCAAACAGACATATGCAACCCTTATGCAAGAAATGAGGCAAAGGGTGTGGTTTTTCGGAGGCTAGTAAAATGGCATTCAGGGAAGGCGGAAACGTTGGGGACTTGACAGGCACAAACTATAGAGAGGTAGTTGGTGCGCCAACCGGCGACAATACGCGCGTTGTGAAGTACATTTCCGTTCTAAATAGAGACACCGGGGATGTAACCGTAGAGCTATTTGTAAATGACGGCGGAACGCGCACCCAAATAGCATCACCGACACTATCAACGTACCAGGCTTTTGAGATGGTTGATGTCATTGCGCTAAACTCTACGACAAAATCACTTGACGTTCGTTTGAGATCAGCGCCAGCGGTGACACAGCCAACCTTTGTGACTACATATGCGGACGTTGGCACTATATCATCCACTGCTATTGCGCCGTATGATGCTCAATACGTTGTGCTGCAAGCTGATGCTTCCCTAACCGTTGAAAGAGTATTGACCGCAACTGATAGCATAGAACAAACAGACGCGGGCGCTGGCGGCGCTCTTACCCTAGACATAAACGAAATTTGGCTACTTGAATTCGGAGGCTAGAAAATGACAGCACCATCTAGACATTTACTTAGTGCTAGTTCTTACGGTGATGGTATCCTGGTTACGGCTGTTGCATCGCCGGGAACGCTGGTACATACGGCTGTTTCTGGCACAGCGCAAGCCGATCACGTGTATCTGTATATGTCAACAACATACGCGGCTAACGTGCCCGTATTTGTTGAGTGGGGCGGAACGCAAGACAGGGACAGGATACAATTAAGCGTGACCAGTCGTGACGGTCTATACGCTGTTACACCGGGTATACCACTAAACCAGGCGAAAGCGGTTCGCGTGTACACGCCCGGTCAAGGCAGTGTGTTGCTAGTGGCCGGTTACGTTAACAGAATGGACATAGGGTGATGATATGGCAAGACAATTAGGCGCAATTGATACCAGGGTTATGGCTGGCGCTTATGGTGGTGGTGGTAGTGGCTCGTCTGTTTCTATAGGCGCATATTCATCATTGCCTGGGTCTGCAACAAGCGCGGGCGATATCTATAAGTGCACGGATTCGCCAGTTGAATTTGTATGGACCGGCGCGGCTTGGCAAGCGTATTGGGGAACGTACCCGATCACGTTACCTTTGTCGAGCGGTTGGAGTTGGGACAACCAAGGCTCTGCTACACTTGACGCGAGTCTTGGTATCCAACAAATAGCCGAAGATGTCCAGGGAAATGTTGTGAATTATCGTGTGCGTTACAGAAGCATACCAAGCGCACCATACACGGTTACGGCGCTAATTGCGTTTGCTATGCCGCCGATCAACTACAGAAACGGCGGTCTATGCTTAAGGCAATCTTCAGACGGCAAGTTGATCACGTTTAGATTGCAGTGGAATGGTAGCTGGCGAATAGCGGTTGTCAAGCACGCGGATAGCTCTACAGACACAGCGGCGTATACAGACATCACAAATGTTGGCGATATGCTTTCTCCGTATGCCTGGATGCGAATTCAAGACGATAGCACAAATCTCTATTTTCACATAAGCGGTGACGGTTTGAACTTTAATTACATATACAGCGTAGCTAGGACTGATTATTTAACGGCTGATGGTATCGGGTTTTTCATATCGGCACGAGATAATACCGCACTAAACCCCGGCGCTGCAATGAGCCTGATTAGTTGGGTAGAGGCGTAATGAGGAAAAAAGTAGACAGTCGTGGCTTGCGCCTGGTTAGGCGCGTTGTTGACATAGAGGGCCTGACAACCGTTTCGGCATATACATCGGGCGACTATCTGATTATATTCGATGCAAGCGGAGAGATCATAGGAAAGATAGATGCCGCTAGTATCGGATGGAAAATGGGAAGTAACGTTATCATAGTTGAGGCGAACGGCGCGGGCGATCACACCACAATAACGGCGGGCCTAGCCGCCGCATCTGCCAATGATGTTGTCTGGGTGATGGGCGGAACGTACCAGTTTGGAACCACAATAACCATAACCGCAAACGTGCACGTTCGCGGGCTTGGCAGACAGGCGACGATTTTGGAGTACACCGGCACAGGTGTTTCATTCATCATACCAGATGGAAGCCTTACAGTTATTGAAGACCTTACAATCTATAACAGACAAAACAACAACAGCGCAACAAATACAGGGATTAGCACAAGCTCATATGGTTCGTGTGCATTCAGACTAAACAACGTGGAATTATCCGTTACCAATCAGGGCACAAGTGGTGATGCGCTAGGGATTGATCTAACAGATAGCAATGAGGTTGCGCTTTATGATGTTGATATGACTATCATTGCATCAAATGACGCAACCGGGATTAACGACGACAGTTTATCAGGCGTTGATATGTGGGGTGGCTCAATCATAATAACCCCAATCGGCGGAACCGGGGTCGGTATGGCTATGTCGGGTACTGGCGATGTTGAGCTACACAATATGCCGTCAATCGAAAATAACATTACCGGCTCACCGACAATAGCCGGGGTGTGGATAGACCCAACCAGCGGAATTTATATGGTTGGTCGCCCACTTTTTTTGGACGCGGACGCAGACAGCTATTTGGATAGCCCAAGTGACGATGTAATAGACGTTTTCATTGGCGGCTCAGAGGTTGCGCAGTTTGATGCAACTGGCATTGTACTTGCTACCGCAAGTAACGATGTTCACCCCGATGAAGGCATCGGACTGATTGACAGATTTGATTATAGATATGTCGTTGCTCCGCACGAGCACTTTGAAGGTGGGTCACTGCCTAGCGGTTGGGCCTGGGCTGGCAGCCCCTTTAGCGGCACGCCAAACAACGTTGATTATGCTAACAGTGCGTACCCTAGCCAGGTGTTGATACAAGATGACACAACGGCGGGCCAGTTCTTTCTGTACAAGACAGCCGACACAGCCGAGACTAGGCTTTGGGCGAAAGTGGCAACGAATATCAACCAGGCAGGTAGGTATGGGGGGTTGCGTTGGGACGATGGAACAACGAGTAACTTTGTTGAAATTGTTCTTTATGTTTACAGTAGCACGACTTGGAGTATAAGGCTTAGGTATCAGATTGGCGGAGGCGGAGTTTCTACGGTTGACAGCAACGTAGAATATACAGCACCGCCATATATGATTGGGCTTAACGCGACCGGAACGCAATGGTCAAGCTGGCAAGTGAACGGAATGACACCAGCAATGGATATAGGCCAATATGCTGTTTGGCGTATGGTGTCCGGTGGTGGAGGATGGTCGTGGACACCATCGCGTATGGGCCTTGTTTTTGATATGAATGCTGTTTCTTGGCACCTGTGGACTGTCGATTTGTTTGGATACAGACCGTAATAGTGCGGGGGTATTATGCCTAAACTTAAATTGGATAATGTGACACTAGAAAGCGATTCGGTTACTTGGCAAGGCGTGTTTGTCGAATGGATTAAAACTCAAATTAGCGCGATGTATGGCCCAAATGGTGAGGTTCCAACAGATGCGGAGATCAAGGCAGAGTTGCTATCTAGGTTCCGTGAAATGCGCGCTAGGATTATGGCCGAGTACGATTGGATGTTTTTGGAAGATAGCCCCGCTACGGCAAATGCTAAACAAAAAGCGGCTGCATTTCGTCAAGCACTAAGAGACATCCCACAAAACTATCCCGATATAAGGGACGCTGTTTTTCCAGACCCAGACGCGTAGTACCCTGGTATGGGATTGCAAAACACGGGCATTTATGATAAATTAGGATTAAGACGATGGAACAACTACTAAACCTATGGAACCCCGACAACGTTCTTTCACTGCTACTCTTCCTCATTGTCATCGGAACCGGCATATTTATTTCTAGAAACTGGAAAGTCATCTTCGAGTTTTTTCAAAAGAACGCTGAGAGAAAACACGAACTAGAAATAAGAAAGCTTGAAAGCGACCAGCATAGAAAAGAAAAGCTAGACGCGCTAATAGGCAGTATGCACACACACAACCAGGCGACCGCATCTATGGAAGCAAGGGTAGGGGTACTGATTGAGTATATGGAACGCTTGATACGTCACCTTGGCAATGGTGATGTTTCTTGAAAAAAAGAACGGTTCTAATCGTAGAAGATCAACTTAAAGATTTGTTTAGGTCTATTGTCGAGATCGGCGGAAAGGGCATAACAGTAATAACGGCGGAATCAGGCCCGGAAGGTGTTAGAAAAGCAAGGTTGCTTTGCCCAGACCTGATAATAATGGATATCCGATTGCCCGTATACGATGGGATAGAAGCTACCAGGCGCATAAGGGAGTTTGATGCTAATGTACCGATCATAGCGGTTACGGCTTACCCTCAGTACAAAGATAGGGCGCTTGAAGCAGGCGCTAGTCACTATCTACAAAAGCCGGTTGACGCCAAAGAGCTACTAGCACACATCCATCAATTTATGGGGTGAAAGGAGAAACGTTTTATGGCTGGCAAGCCACCGAAAAAAAGAATAGAAGAGTTTGTGCGCGACACATATGTTATGAGCACTAGCGAGTTGTCATTAAAGTACGATAGAGCGGCAAGTACCATACGGGATTGGAAACAATGGGCAAAGGCAAGGGGCTTAGAGGTAGGTGATGGTTCAGGACACTTTACAGGGGAAGACGGAGAGGTTTACATAGAGGGTATAACGCCTGACTATTCTGAAGAAATGCTACCCATAGAGGAATTGTGGGAACGCGCCAAAAACAGGCAGAAAGAAGAGGAAAGGCGACAAGAGAAACGCGACGGACAGATTATAAAATTACCAGATGTGCCGATTGCTATAGGATGGTTCAGTGATATACACATTGGCTCACCGCACGTAGACTATGTGAGCGCACACACCGATTTTATAACTGTAGCTAACACAAAGGGTTTCTACGGCGGTTTTCACGGTGACTTGGGCGACAATTGGATAATTGGTCGTCTACAGGCACAGGCTAGAAACCAGCGCCTATCAATAGAAGATGAAATCAGGTTAGGGCTTGATCTGTTAAAGATACTGGGTGATAAGTTGCTGTGGGCCGTGCCCGGAAACCACGACAATTGGGAATATATCTTAAGCGGTCGAGATAGTATAGCTGAAGCCCTAAAAGGCACCCGGCTACTCTATGACCCACACGAAGTTGTATTCACACTTACCATAGGTGATGTTTCCTGGGTCGTTAAGGTTCGTCATCAGTGGCGCGGATATTCAATCTTTAATGATAGCCACGGCATAGAGGTTGGTTGGGAACGTGGTGACACTGACTTTGATATCGGGGTTGGCGGACATCTTCACACTGGTACGTGGTTGCGCCCGTTCCATCGCCACAGGAAACGGCGCTATGCCCTGGTTACTGGTACATACAAAACAGACGATGGGTACGCGCGACGTATGGGGTTTAGAGGCACCTGCGGGCTAGGCTCTGGCGCTACTGTTATGACGCCGAACGGGGATTTTGTATTTTTCGAAGACGTTCGCTTTGCCGCTCAATATCTAACGTATCTAAGGCAGGAATGGGGAGCACCAACATAGAGGCTAGGCTACAAAATCAGCCTAGCCCCTGTGTTGGCTACCCCCCACCAATGCAGGCGGAAGACCCGCTTCGGCGGGTCTTTCCGTATTAACAGCTACCCCGTATATCATACCGCACAAAGCGGTATTGTATGCCCATTCGGTTAAGATGGTTACGTAGCGTTGATATCTCTTCATCAACACCATCCCAGAACAACACGGCATAATAACCCGCTTCGACTCTTTCTGTATATCCGCGTTCTCTGGCCCACAGTTGCGCGGGCAAAAACCTAGTGTTGACTATAATCTCGACTTCATTTTTATCGACATACATCAACAAACTATCTAGCCAGCACGCAACCCGGTCATCACTCTCTGGGTCTTTTGCGATGCTTGGCGAACCTGCTATAAGCAGTTTATACGGCCTTTTCATCTACTTTCCACCTTAGTCGTTTTATTAGCGCGCTGATTGCCTGATCTACAGCGTCTATATCGAGATTTTCAAGTGTAGCCATTACTTCTCCGCTGGTTTCGTCAATAAGGCTATCACCCCTCACGATAATACGAAACGAAGAGGAAGTGACTTGCTTGATAAGCCCAGAGTGAAATGCTACGTAAGAGAAAAATTCGTAGTCATCTGTTTGGAATACGATTGCCCGATACAACCCCGGTTGTTCGCCGCCAATCTGTCTAACGGTTAGACACTCTGGGATTGGTAGGTGCCATTCATACCCCCGGCGCTCAGCAACCCGCCTAGTCCGTTCTTGTCTAACGAATGTCGGCGTTATCTTTTTTCCCTCTTTTTCCCAATCCGACATTTGTTCGTCTGCGAGTTTTCCCGCTGCAAAATGCCTGTCATCACCCTCAAGCTTATCGTCAACATCAGATGCCAGCATATTGCGCAATTCAAAATGTGCGGTCCATCGGACGTGCAATCTGCGCTTGTCTCTGGGCCAAGCGGCGGAAGCGGCATAGTATGCCCAGGCCGTTTTCTCGTTGATCTCACTGAGATGCGGCGTAAAGTGGGCGGCTATGGTGTCTTCCCACTCTTTTTCTGTTGGTGTGTCTTTGCCGGTGTGGTGCCATATCCTGATTTCTTTGAAGCCAACCAGTAACCAGAATTTATCAAACTGATAAGCGGTCCATCCAAGAAAGTCAATTATGTGATTTTCCGGGTTTGATAGTAGCACCGTAAGATTAAGCCCATACCGTTTTTGAATGAAGTCATACAGTGTTTCGGGCCAAGGCGTACCGTTTCCATCATACTCAAAAACTGCTATTGTTTCGTGTGCCCATCGGTGTTTCATAAAATACAACATATCGCCAATGGCCCACTGTGATAGACTGGTAATGGTTGATAGCATAGAGGCCCAACCTATTGCCGTTTCCCAGTTTGGGTCTTCGTCTAGCATAAACAGCAAGCGGTCAATCGCCGCCTCTTCCCCAGACATCAGCAAGTGGACTATTTCAGATGCGGCACTCACTATTGCTTCAGCAGTGCCGCTTTCAATCCTGTATGGCGCTACGCCTGTATCGCGTTGCTCATTAGGTTGTTGACTATGTACCATTTATACCCTCTTTGTTCTATAAGTCTCATTGCGAAAAGCGGTACATACCAAGACCCGTTTATTTCGCCACTGCCCGCCGCTCTATTCCATCCAGGCATATGCCCATTTTTAATGGCGGCTGTCATTGTCGTTTCAGCTACCCCGGCAATGCGCGCCGCTTCTGACACGTGTATAGATCGTAGCGGGATGTCAAATCCATCTTCAGGCAACCACCCGCACAGGCCACACCATAGCGTGTATGTGTTTTCGCTTTCAAGCACTACTCGCAATTCTCCGTGACAATTTGGTTCTGGGCAATGCCTAGCCCAATTGCTTGCATCAACGCCCGTTAGCTGTGCAAAGTAATCAATATCAAGTTCTCTTCCCTCAGTTTCCATTTTGTCTAACGTTGCATACCGCTTGTGTTGGTTAATCAAGCACACTTTCATCCAGACTACCACCTTTCAATACATAACTTTCAACTTTAGCCCAACGCTCAGCTATTCCAGGTTCGCCCAATTCCTGTGTTGCTTTGAAAAACCGCCAGAGGCGTAGCGCCTTATTCCACAGCATTATATGGTTGATATCACATACGCGCGGGTGATAGTTTTCCGTTTCCGGGTTTAAGACACGTATCACAACAAATCCCTTGAGTCTGTGTGTGCCATTTTCTATAACGAATGGCAGACCGTCAAGCGTCTTTTCGGTTTCATCGAGCGCCAAGATTGGCGCGGCTATGGTTTCTTGGTCTATCACCATCGTGGCTATACTTCCTTGTGCCTGGGGTTAGGCTCAATGAATTTTAGCGCGCGTTGCTTTCTTTTTTGGTGCATAATTTCTAGCTTCTCGTTGACTATTTCGGTGATATCAACGCCCAGTGTACGCGCTATAACGTGTGTCATCAGGTTAGCGTCACCGATCTCTGAAGCGGCTGTTTCGGGTGCCGTCAAATCTAGATTGTCTAACGCGTGTAACACAGCGTTTACAACATCTTCAACATTCGCGTGAACACCAAGCGAATTTGCCCCGTAGTCCGCCTTATCGTTATTTCTGACATATGCTTTGTCTCTGAGCACCTGCTCTAGAACACGGCGAACGGCGGCAAGGAAAGCGATAATAGAAATTTCAGTTGGTGTAAGCAAGTTGGTGTGCTCTGGGTGAAACCCAATAGCAATCAGGGCCTCTATAGCCTCAGTCGTCAAAAACAGCGTACCGTCAAACGCGTTTGGTTGCACCCATTGTTCCCACTCTTCCCACATTTTGAGTGTTCCGTCAATCAGGTATTGGCTAGTCATAAGATCACCTTTCTTTGGTATGTTTTAACTGGTTATACGTATCGTTTGTTGCCGCCTTAAACAAGCTATCACCCCGGTTCGGATTGTAAAATTTGCGTATCTCGTGCTCACGGTTGTTCGGTTTTGGATTGCCTTTTTATCCCACTTCTTAAGTGTCCCTCAACACTTTCGAAGCGTCTCGTAGGTAGACAGTCAGACTCCTTATTGATAAATTTCCGATGCGTGGTGATAACTTGTCTAAGGCGGCAACGTGTCTCATTCTATGCTGCGAAATTCACGGTCAATTATAGCGTCTTCGTCCCTACTATTCCACGACGGTCCCAAAAATATCACGTCATCTTCTGTCATACTACTCTGAGCTACCATAGCATCAAGTGTCACCCGGTCTATTCTTAGCCTTTCGTGCAAGAACAACCCGCTACCGGCGTGGATTGGAAAACGGCCAAATGACGGTCTAGTGTGGCGTGAATGAGTTAGCTTGATGTCCATTACATTTACATTGCTTTGGCCTGTTGGGTCTGACGTGATATTAGGCTCAAAGAGATAGTCAGCCGTTGCGGGTGCCGCGCCGCCGCCAGACACGTTAGCTGAGAAGCTTTCTTTCCCGGTGTGCTTGACACCCAACTCGTTTTTCTGAGCCAGGACAACAACGGCTATACCCTCTTTAGCCGCCAGCTTTTGAAGTGCCGTCGCAACGGCTGTGGCGCTCTCATAAATGCCAGTAGCACCCCGCACCCTGAATAGACCGGCATAGTCTAGAAAAACTACCTTGCTACCCTGTTGCATCTTTCCCTGTTTCGTTACAAATGAAAGAGTGCTCAGGTCGTCAATACCATCCGCAATATCCCAGGCGCGTACCGGGAACTTCACAAACTCCGCTTTTGCAAATTCTAGCGCCGTCACTTCTTCGGCTGTTAACGTAACGTCAAACGGCGGAACGTGGGCACGTGTAACCAAATCAGGCTCTAATCTGATTTCCCCAATGGGTATACCACTTTCCAGCATCAAATCAACGGCCATCATTGTTTGAATGTCAATCGCGAATTGTTCCTGACTCCCCTCAGCGACGAACACTTCACACGCTATGCCCTGCCTAAGAAAGTACCATACTAGCCAGCGCATCATAGTTGATTTGCCGCCCTTATATCGGGCTACTACCCAATGTATCCGCCCTGTCCAGAATCCGCCCGCTTTGTCATCAAAGAATGGCAGACCCGTTTTGAGTACCTGCCCCTCAAATTTCCAAGCACGGTCTGATATCGCCTGAGCATCACCGCGCCGTCTGCTATTTTGTGAGGCTATCTTAGCTAGTTCAAGTTCTACATACGATAAGAGATCGGGTATTTTGCTTGGGTCTGTTGCGTTAGCCGCCGAAGTCCCAACTGACCTGATACCGAACAAGATACCAAGTTCCCTGAGCGCATTTGTGTTTGCAACCAAGTCACGGCTTGCTTCATCTGTCCACAGCGCGTCCGATACGTTATCGAGATGCTTTATAGAAAGCTTTCCGCCAGACTTGGCGGCTATATTTGTTGGTGTCGGTGAGAGGTCTTCATCAATACACCGCACCATAGTGGCATAGATGGTTCGGAAAGCGGGTGATACCCATTCAGTATGATAACCCAAAACTTCAATAACGGGGAATATTGAACCGGGGTCAGTAAGAACGGTTGCAACCACTTTGCCGCTTAATGTATCCCAACTTTCTACTATGTTTTCTTCGGGGGTTTGCATCGCTAGTTTCTTTCTGGCCTAAATGCCGCCCAAGCGTCGGCCCTGTCAAGCAGCTTGGCTTTTTCGACGCGTTCCCTTTCTTGCATTTCGGCCCATTTTCCGCGCATAGTCCTGGTAAGTGTTTGGGGTACAGGGTTAATTGTAAACGGCTTGCTTTCTTCCTTGGCGCGCTTTTGATACTCGCGCATCTGTGCAAAAGACGCTGCATATAGCAAGCCAATTGTTTCAAGGCTTGCGCCGCTCAACATTTCTTTGTGTTGCCTAAAACCGGCTATCCAGGCCTTTCTACCCTGTTTGTCTGTCGGTAAGGGCCAATTTGTAGCGTGCACGAGATAGCAAGCAAGCTTCTTTTCGTCTTCTGTCAGTCGCCACGTAGAACGCTCTATAGCGGTCTGTATTTCTGAAAGCATAGCCGCATCAAAGCCGGGTGGAACACTTAATTTACCCCAGGTCGTTAGCATCGCCGCTTCGATTTCAGGGGTAAAATTCTCTTGGGTAAGACGCTCTTTTTTTTGTTTTTCGTCTGGCATATCCTCTTCCTTAATCTTTCTGCCAGAGGCACGGCGCTTCTCTATAACGTCCGCCGCCGTTGCCTCTGGATTCAGGTGTTTGAATCTGGGGTGTCGCCTGATCACGTCCGCAATTTCACTTTCGCTTTTGTCGTCGGTGATAAGGTAGTGATTGTATTGCCCGCGCCCCTGTCTGGATGGTCTTATGATCAGTATGTCGCCACGATCTTCAAGCTTCCCTGTCATAGCCGTGCACTGGCGTGTGCTTACCTTGCACCTGAGCGCAAGGCGCGCAACGCTAGGGAATGACACTCCATCGTCATCTGACCAATCACCCAGAGCCGTTATCATCCAGGCTAGACGAAGTTCGTCGCGTTTCCACTCATACTTATCAAACCCATAAGAAACGTACTTATTCGCCACTATCTTTGCTCTCCGCAGTTGTTTCTAGCCAGCTTATACCTAGTACACCCCATATCATAGAGATGTAATCAACGTATCCGTCAAGCTTCCATCCTGGGGCAAGCTGGCCGCTTGGGGACCAGCGCACACCGTGACCGTCTTGTGTTAGCGTGATCTGCCTTTCTTGCTGTGTGCCTTTTTGCAGAACAAATGTTCTGGAAGACATAATTTTATCTCCGCGCTAAAATTGAGATGGTTCTACCCATATCGCCGTCTTCATTCTCTTTTTCATATGGGTCATTTTCACCAAGGCTATAGAACAACATCGCGTTTTTGTTTTCCCGGTTGTATTTCCCGGCCAACTCGTGTGACAGATGACAAGACCACTCAATCAGTTCTGAAAGGCGTGACACCAACATAGCAAAGCCAGCGCCGCCCAACACGTAAATCAGGAATTTGCCCATAGTCGGGTCAAATGAATAGAACACGGCCAGACCCAGAGCACCCCAGGTGCCCGCGCAAATGGGGCAACTAATCCAATCGCCAACAACTTCACGGACGATTTTCCAGGCGGGCGATTCAACACCGGCGCTCAGCGAATGCACGTCATTTCCAGCGCCCGAAGAGTGCTCTACAACTTTTGTGAAAGGGAACCGAAGCCATTCAAAGATTGTCAGGTATGCCAGCGCGCGCCCGACAAGGCTAGACGCAAAGGCAAAGGCGATGAACAAAAGCGGTGTCCAGTCTGGGGAACGGAAAACGTGTGAGCCGGTGAATGAAAGTGCTTCGAAAATCAAAGCAAAGCCGATCAGTGTAGCAAAGCGTACTAAGTGATAGCGATTGGGTTTCATCTAGAAACATCCTTTCTTGTTTGGAGTGATAATATAATATCACACTATAGAATATTTGTCAAGCAAGTGCGGCGGGCTGTGGTAGCAACTCACTGTATCTCTTTGTCCATCTGTTGCGATCTCCGCCCTCACGCTCTATTCCCCTAAGGTATTTCCAGTCTGAGCGCACAAGCAAGGCCTCTAAATCAAGTCCAGCGGCCCAAGCCATTTCTACGATATACTTTCTAAAGTGGGCGTGATTGTAGTGCCCCTCTCGTTGCCAAGCCCACATCTCGACAGGCCCGCCGCCCTGTTGGGCCTCAAAGCAATACCATTGCAAGTTGTCTGGCTTTACTAGTAAGCCGCCATTCTTTAAGTATCTTGTTTCGCCCGTTCTTTCTGGCTTTGTCCCGCTGTGGTTTAAGCCAAAGTAGTCTATGATACCAATTGTGTCCCAAACCGTCAATACGCGCGTTAGCAAGTCTCCGCTTAATTGTGTTCCGCTTTCTTGGAGTTGCCCGCGTAACTTCGCGTTCTTTTTAAGGTTCTCAGTCTGCACTTCAAATTGCGCAACCCAAAGAATAAAGTCATCAAGATTAGGCAACCAAGTGATTGACCCGCCTTGCATAAGATCGTATGTTTGCCCCGATGGATGTACAGACGGCGGCGCTAGTGACTGGCAAAATTGAGACCGGATGTTTACCGAACCGAATTCGGTTTTCCAAGCCCTGCTACCTATTGGCCGAACAACACCGTCTCTCTCAGTTGTTCCGAAGTTTGGCAACTCGCCCAACCATAGTGGCACGTGATATCCGCGACGTGAACCGGAAATAATATAGCGCCCTGAAAACATCTCAGAAAACGCTTCTCTCATTTTCATAAAAATGCCACTATCGCCGTCTACATCAATAACTATATAGTTGTTTGAGACCGCGCCGTGTACTATACCAACATTGTTTTCGTGACCGTTGCCGAACCACTTTAGAACTTCATCCCTTTCGGCGCGCTCATACATATATCTTTCCCAATCAATCGCCGGTCTTTTGCCTTTTGGCTCTGTTGGGATTACTGATAGCCCCATATCGAAATATTCAAGTGCGGCGTTTAACATTTGTGCTGACATAGCATAGCCTCTTTTCGCGTCATAGACCTTTCCGCCACTTTTCAAGCGTTTGCCACAATGCTTGCTGTAGGCTCTGTAACAGCATCTCTATTGTATAAGAACCGGCGAAATCGCGCGCCCACGAATACACTATTTCGTCTCCGCGCAAAATCGCCGCCTCTATGCCGTGTTCTACTACCCAAACGTGAAGTGTCATATCGGGGGGTCTGGTTGGTTCTGTCATTAGCAAGCCTGCTTCCACCAAGCATTAGTGAACACCTTAGGTTCATCACCCCTAATGCGATAGTCGGCAAGCATACCAGACTCAACAACGATGTCTAGAAGTTGCCTAGTGAATTCCTCACTAAAAAGCGCAACGCGCTTGATGTCATCAAGGCGCGCTGTAACTTCCCAACAATCATCACATTGCTCCGTGATATCCGCTGGCTTACCGCAGTGCTTGCAAATGGTGTGTTTTTTGGGTTGTGAGGCTTTTATCAAATCCTGCCAATGCTTTTCATCGTGGTCACAAGGCATAATCGTGGGTTTCCTTTCTGGTAACTAAATCGGCACTCTGGTTAGCGGTTGACCCTGGCGGTTGCCCAACCTATAGCGGGGATTGTTACGGGCTGGTCAACCGCTAACAAGATGTGCCGATATGGAGTTAAGATAATAGCCCCCGCTTGAATTTGGCCCGCCAGAGCCACTTAAAAACAGTATATCACAGTAGCGGTGTCGTGTCAAGTAAGATTTTCTAGGATTTTTCTTCCTCTTCCAACAGACCCCAACTATCAAACGTGTTGCGCCAAGTCTCAATCACCTGGCTCTGATTACGGTAAAACGTGACGGTTGTTTCGTAGAGCGTTCGGGCCAATTGGTCAAACTCTTCTTTCGTTATTCCGGTGTGAAGACGAAGAACGGCTTTGACAGCCAATCCCATTGTGGTTACGCAATCAACGTCCGCGTGATCGGCTATAGGGTCTCCGCAGGCGGGGCAATAGAAACCCCCCTGTCTAGCCCAGGCTCTAACCCGATCAATTTCCGATTCGTCTCTGCTTTTTCGTTTGCCCGGTCCAGTTCCGGGCCTGGGTGGAGTAGCGCGCGTGTCCCAACTCATACAATTATTCTCCGCGTTTTCTTTTCTAGTGTAATGACTAACGCCTTACCGTGTGCCTCACTTACGTATGATGTTATGACGTGGTATCCTAACCGCAACCAAGGCTCTATGTCCTGTTGCGCCTTGCGTGGCTCAGAGACGACTTCTTTGTACTCATACACGTCAAATCGACCGCTCTTAACCAGGATAAATATTACAAACATAGCGCCCATAATCAGTGACGTGAAGCACCCAAGTGAGAAGATCAAGCTTATAACAAGTGGTCCATATTCCGGTGACATAACGCAGACCTTTCTAGCGGTTCAGTGCCCGCTTCATTCTAATGTGCTGTGAGGCGTGTAACGCAAGTGCTAGTGCATCGCTTATATGATGCGATAAAAGCTTTCCGGTGTCAACTTCCCTAAGTGGCCTTTTGCTATCCCCTGTGTATTCATAGTATCTGGGCAACACGGCGGAAACCATTCTAGCAACGCCCTCTTTAGATTGCGCGCTAAACGATTTCTTTACATCGTTTACACCAAACCCTATAATTTCATAACCGTGCAATAGCCCGATCATAGCCAACAAGCCCTCAGTTCTGCCTAGCGTCCGCTGAGTCTTTATTTCTATGTGCAAATCCTTTCGCCTTTGTTCTACCGACTTTCTTCCGCCTAATATGTTTCGGTGCCAGTCCGTGTATTCGTAGATTATCATTGTTACATCGTGTTCTTGCGCACGATCAAGAATGTGACCATATATTTGACCGCCGATGTGTGCCACATACGCCGCATTGTCACTAGCCGGTTTGCCGGTTTTGTTTCTTGCGGTGAACTGAAAAGTTGCTATTGGGATGTCATCTCTTATGTCAAAGATGACACCCCCGGTTGTGTGAAATGCAAGGTCCAGGACCATTGCTATATCTGCATTGCTACGCGCCAACAGTCACCCCTAAAACGGAATTTCGTCGTATTTAAGATTTTCCCAATCAATACTGAGTCCGCCAACACCACCACAGGCGCAATTCGTAGCTATCTTGATAGCGCCGTGGTTTTCGGTGTATAGGTACACAGTCTTTGCGTATGGTGCGTTTTTGACCGTTGTATCGTAGATGATTTCCATATCTATCTCGTCATTAAGCACCGCAAGCGCGTTGTCTAGCGCGATTTCTTTCAATAGGTTGGCGACACTGCCGAATCTCACAATCTTATTACTTGGCGCGTCGTCAAAGTATGGCTTTATCATATCGGGCGGAGTGCCCATATAGTAGATTTTCTTTTGCATACCAACAGCCAATGCCGCCGATATCAGCACATCGGGATTAGCTTCGATAGTGCTAAAGTCGAAAACAAGCGCGTCTGCCTGTTGCATAGACCTTGATAGAACCGACACGACACCACTTCCGTAGTCTCTGGTTGGGAAAAAATGTGTTTCTATGTCGATTGGCAAACCCCACAGGCTTACCGCTTCTTGATAGTGCCGGTACGCTTCCTCACCCAATGCTGTAGATGTCAAATAGACCAGTATGTTTTTCATCTGCCCCTACCTGCCTTTCGTCTTTTTCTCGCTAATTTGCGCCGTTTTCGGCGCTCTTCTCGTGTCATAGTTGCCTTGGTAAATCTTCCGTGACCCGATCTATGGCCGAAAAACGTGTGCGCATCACGGCTACTGAGGCGCTTTCTCTTGCCCTCTCTTACAACCCTCAGCACTTCATCAATTGTCATAGGTTGGTGCGTCGTCTCTTCACTCTCTGGTTTTTTCATAAGTCACCTTTTGTCTAACGGTTAGACAGACAGGGGGTAGGGACTAACCTACCCCCTGTGTCATTACCTACAATTCTAGATACCTTTGATCATTAGACATCTTAAGCGCATCACGCACAGCCGACAGGAATTCGGTTCGCGCCGTATCTGACATAAACGGTTTATCTTGCCTGTAAGTGTCGAATTCTTCTGTCTGCTCATTCCACATAAGCCAGTTGATTAGCGTTGCCGCTTCACGCTTAAGTAGCTCTTTTGTTGACCGGGTTGCAAACAACCAGTCTAGGAACGCTCTGTAAAAATCGTCAACCTTTTGGTCGTCACCCGTTAGTGCACCCTTAAGCAAGCCGATCACAACACCCCACTGAGCCTTTGTTGATGGTTCATCGCCCATTTTCTCAATCAGCTTATTTGATTCGCTAGTCAACAGTGCTTTGAGTAGCGCCGGGTCTAATGGTCGAAAGGGCGCGGCGAACTTTCCGCCTCTTCATCTGTCTCTGTGATGACTCTCGCAATGGCATCAAACGCTATTCTGTACGCGTCCGTGTCGGTTGGTTTCGGCGGTCTACCATCGGGCCAAATAGGTTCATCGCCTTGGGTTAAGGTGTTCCACAGCCAAGAAAGATCGGCCTGCTTTAGCCCTAGCGCCTGCCCTAGCGTAGTCATATTGTTGACACCATCATTCCATTCTGGCGCTTTTTCTGGTACTGGCACTTTTGCGCCCTGTGATACCGGGCTAACCGCTGGCTCAACCTTACTACCGTCTTCGGCGGCGGCACCCTCTTTGTCGTCCGCGCCAACAGTAACAACCGCGCCGGGTAAGTCGGCACCCTTAACCCCGTATGTGTCCCACCAAGCAAGCGCAAGTTCGCAGTGTTCTTTGACCTGTGGATTTCGCGAGTTCTTAGCCATATACTCTAAGTAACTCCTGCCGTCTTCGGATGTTACAAACGCCCGTATCGGAATTGGTTTCCCGCTATCATCGCCAGACCGCTTTTGCGCTGTTTTGGTTGGGTTTAGTGTGGTATCAAGAAACAGGTCGTTTGGTGGTGAGGTAGCTGGCGCAATTGGTTTACCAGCGGCCACAACCGGCCCCGATTGTGGTTGTTCTTTCGGCTTGCTTTGTGCTAGCAGTTTCCGCCTTGCTTGCTCCGTGGCCTGTGCCTCTTTGATTGCCGCCTGTGCCGCGTCCTCTGCCTCTGCTACTCTGAATTCGATGTCTAGTAGGTCGTAATAGTCGCGGCCCGTAACGCTAAGGTCACCGTCAAGGTACAACCGCCAGTTCTCGCTAGCCTCTTCTGTTTGCTGGCGCAACTTGCCGAATTCGTCCGGGTGCGGGAACTTTGCCCCCTTGTCTGTTTTCTTGACTTTCACCCACACTTGGGGGAACGCTAGGTACAGGTAC